GATGAAAAAGCTGCTATTAAAAAATTTGATATATTAATGAAAAAAGGTATTAACGGATTTATCAAAAAACCTGTTAAAAATTATATTGGTAAAAAGTGGGTGGAAAAGCAATTAATTCTTAAAGGATTAAAGTAAGTGATTAAACTCCTTGATTTACTAAATGAAAGCATGTATTTGGGTAATTTAAAGGACGAGTGGTATCCTGCCCATACAAAAGACGCATTGTCTTGGACACTTACACAAGACTATGTTCCACTTTATCCAAAGACGATGGAAAAGGTAATTGGTAAAATACCAATTGAATCATTTCATGTTACAGAACCTTATCATATAAAAACCTTAAAGGATGTATTGGGTAAGAAAAAATCAATATCTACATTTACCAAGGCAAATAACTCCTCTCCGTTAGCGAAAGGAAAAGGTATACAAACAGGTGGTGGTGTAATATTCCATGTATCGGGTGAGTTGTTAGCACAAAAGTATATAGATTTTGATACTATGCCTGATAGAACTGGTAGAAGATGGGTAAGAGGTTTTCATATATTTGATGGAGACCATATGATTGTAAAGACTGCCATTAAAAAGGCAAAATTACACGATTATGGTTCATGGAAAGATTTAGAGTGGGAGATGGAAAAAAAACATAGTATGATTGATTACAAAGATTATGACGCATACAATGCCGCAATCAAAAAAGAACTAGGTGTTCATGCAGCAAAACAAATAAAGAAATATATTGATACCACTAATAAACTATTGAAAAAGTATAAAGATGATGTGATAAAAAATATTGCAAAACCATCAAAGAAAACAACTGCTTGGTGGAACGAGATATTAATCTACAATGTCAAAGTTAAAGATGTGTTTGTGTTAAAAGAAGTTTGGGATGAAATTGAAGAATCACACAAGAAAGAATTATTAAAGTATGTACCTAAAAATAAAATAACTATTGGAAGTCCAGCACAATTTCGTAAATGGTATAATGAACGAGATGGTGAAATAACATTAGATGACCAATGATAAAATTATTAGATATATTATTAGAAAAGAAATTACGAGTATTTGATTTTGATGACACCTTAGTTAAATCTAATTCTAAAGTTTATGTTACAAATAATGGTAAAAAGAAAACTTTAACACCAGGTGAGTTTGCTATATACAATAAGAAAGCTGGTGATGAATTTGACTTTTCTGATTTTGATAAGGTGATAGAACCAAAAAAAATAAAAGCTATGTTTAGGGTATTTAAAAACATTTATAAAGCAAGTGGTAGTAGAAGATTGACAGTATTAACTGCTAGAGCTGCTTATAAACCTGTAAGAAAGTTTTTAAAAGATGTTGGGTTTAATGATGTCTATGTTGTAGCATTAGGAGATAGTAACCCAAAGAAAAAATCCGATTGGATACAAGGTCAGATAGAAAAGGGATATGATAATATTTTATTTCTTGACGATTCACCAAAAAATGTAAGTGCTGTAAAAAAACTAAAACAAAAATATCCAAACATCAAGATGGATGCTAGGGTGGTTAAGTATGATTAAATTAAAAGATTTACTTTTAGAAAGAATTGTCTTGGATATTAACGTTGGCGATGTTATATTAGTGGGTAAGTTTAAGAACAAAAAGATGGTTGTTAAGAGCATCGGAAAGGATAAACACGGAATGCCTACAATAAACGGAAGAAAAGCTACTACTTTCAGAATTGCTCCAAAGACAGAAGTAAATGAAAGAGTAGATTTTCATGATACAGCAAAACAGATAGTAAAGAAAGCTGGATTAAAATCAAAGATTGTATTTGCTAAAAGAGCTGGTAATAAAGCTGATTATAATGTAGATACAGATACTATTTATATTACACCAACATCAGATTTCAAAGATTTTTTAGTTACAGTATTTCATGAAATAGATCATGCTAAAGATGCTCAAAAGTTTGGAAAGAAAAAATATAAACAAAGATACGAATTAGAAATGAATAAGGCTGTTAGTAAGGGTGGTCATGCTCACGATGATAATTACTTTGAAAGAAAAGCAGAAAAGTATGGTCGTAAAATGGCAAAAGATTATTTAGGGATTAATAGGAAAAACATATATAAGTGAAAATATTAGGTTTGGATGCCTCTACCACAACAGTTGGATATGCATTCGTTGAAAACAAAAAAGTTATTGATATGGGTTTTATACCCATCAACAAAGAAAAAACAATAAGAGACAAAGTACAAGTTACATTAGACGAAATAAACAAGTTAGATCCGTTTGATGAAATAGACAAAATATACATAGAAGATAGTCTCTCTGGTTTTATGCGTGGTAGAACATCGCAACAAACAATCATAAAGTTAGCTAAATTTAATGCAGTATTAACATATTGTTTAGAATTTGCATATGGGGAAATAGTAGATGGTATTAACCCAATGACAGCACGAAAACACCTCTTCGGTAAATCTCGTGTAAAAGGAGTATCAGCAAAAGATTTTGTAAAAAAAGAAATAAATTGCTTGTATTCCTTAGAAGAATATGTTAAATTAACAAAGACAGGATTATGGGATAAAAGAAACATGGATGCTTATGACGCATTAGTATGTGCCTTATATGAATAAATTAGTTTATCTATTAGAACGAACATTAAATAGTAAAAGTAAAAATCTAACCAAAGCAGATGAGTATATGTTTTACTCTCCGTTTGTTAGTCATTACAAACCTAAGTTACAGGTCAACATAGAATCACAGAAGTGGCATTGTTGGGTTAGTAATCAAGGTGGTCATTCTATTTACTCTTTATTTAAGAAAGTAAATGCTGACACTAGGTATTTTGCTGAACTTAAAGATTTAGTATTTACACCAAGTAAATCAAAAGGTGAAACTGAATCAAAGGTTATTGTATCTTTACCAAGAGATTTTCAAGCTCTTTGGAAAGTTAGTAAATCTCTTTATCGTAATCAAGCAAAATCATTTTTACATAATAGAGGTATTACAGATTGGGATATAAAAAAATATAAAATAGGTTTTTGTGATTCGGGTTTATATGAAGGAAGAATAATCATTCCAAGTTATGATGATGTTGGATTACTTAATTATTTTGTTGGTCGCTCTTTTGTGGGTGAAAAGATGAAGTATAAAAATCCAAATGTATCAAGGGATATAATTCCATTTGAGTGGTATATTGCTTGGTCAAAACCAATTATATTATGTGAAGGTGTATTTGATGCTATGTCTATTAGGTCAAACGCTATACCGATGTTAAGTAAGAAACCATCAAAAAGTTTGTTACAAAAGATTTTTGAAAAAAATGTTAAGACAATTTATATTGCTCTTGACGATGATGCAAAGAAAGATGCTTACGTTATGTCAGAGTTCTTTAAGGACTTTGGTATAGATAGTAAAGTAGTAAAATTACCGAAAGACCAAGACCCGAATGATTTGGGTTGGAAAAAAATAACAACATTAATAAACTCAACTGAATCAGCTAGTTTTAGTGATTCAATACAGGCAAAGTTATATGGATAAGAAGATAAATAAGATTGCTCATTTAGCAGATATTCACATTAGAAAACTACATAGGTTCGTAGAATACAGAGATGTGTTTGATAGATTATATGTAAAGTTAAAAGAAGCAAAACCAGACTTAATCTACATCGGTGGTGATATTGTTCATGGAAAACTCGACACCTCACCTGAAGAAACAAGATTAGTAGCAGAGTTCTTTTTAAGTTTAGCTGATATATCTGATTTATTAGTTATACCTGGCAATCATGATTGTAATTTAAATAACACTTCACGAGAAGATGTTCTGTCTCCAATTATTGATTTAGTAAAACAGATAAATCCAAGAATACATTTTTGGAAAAAAACAGGTGTGTATGAAATGGGTGGTTGTCAATTCGGGCATCTATCTGTATTTGATATGACGAAAGATGGAAAACCAAATGCTAAAAATATACCAAGAGCAAAAGACATAGATGGTGAGCATAAGATTGCTATTTATCATGGTGGTGTTGGAAACTTCCAAGTTGATACTGGTTTAGTTATGAGTGATGAACATGTAAATGTTATTGACTTTGATGGTTATGATTTAGTTTTATTAGGTGATATACACAAAAGACAATTTTTAAATGATGACGAAACTGTTGCTTATCCAGGTTCATTAATACAACAAAACTTTGCTGAGTCGCCAGACCACGGATTTTTACTTTGGGATGTAGAGAAAAGAAAGTCCGAGTTTGTACAAGTGGAAAACGATTATGGATTCAAGACAATCCGTGTTGAAGATGATGAAGTAAAA